TCACCTGGTTTTAAATCAACTTCTACGCCTTTATGTGCACCTGTTTTTAATGTGGGTTTATATCCTTTATCCGTGGTTTCAGTTTCTATAACATTATCTTCCCCAGTTGGATCAATATAAATAGGCCAAGAATCTCCTCCTAAATTTAAGGTAGTTGATATCTCACAACTAAATCTATCTTTGTGTCTATAAAGAAGATCACCTTTTTTATAAATTCTAGCGTAGGAATAAGTTTCGTATAATTTTTTTCCTGTTACGTTTTCCATAATAGGTTTAATTTCATGTAATATAGTTTCCATAGCAATATCTCCATACATAGAATATGTCCCAGGCACCTGCCTATCTGCCCAAGTTCCCCACTCAGGTGAATTTGTAGGAATGTATCTACTTCTGTAAAATAAATCCGCTACTTTTCTTTTCATTAAAAAATATTTAAATGCAAAGTCTGCAACCTTTTCTGGAAGCACTTCTTTCAAAACTACAAATCCATTTTTTTCAAAATTCATTTTATTTAAAAGGATATCCTAAGTTCCAAATCACCAAAGAATATCTTACTCCTTTCGTTACTGGTTTTACTCTATGCCATATGTGAGACGGAAATACAATTATAGATCCTCTCGTCTTAGCTTCTTTACATGGAACAATAAGAGTAGGATCTTCTTGATCTCTAGGCTGAAAATCTAATTCTCCCCCTTCATATTCAGAACCGTCCGTCAACTGACATGTCACAGATAATTTTCTTATTTTTTTATAATAATTTTTATTTTCAGGTTTGTCATAAGGACCAGCCCAACTGTCTTTATGCCAATTATAATGTTGATCTATTTTATATTTTGTAAATTGACAAGCTTCTGAATAATCCCATTCAAAATTCCAACCTGCTCTTTTATTGGCTTCGTGAATAAATGGATGAATAGTTCTATAAATCCAATCATCGCTTAACCACGTTATGTTTGAATTTCTTTGTGTTTTCAAATCATTTATTTGTTCTTCGGTTAAGTTATCTTCAGACGTATTATCAAATTTTCCTGTAAGAGCCACCTTTTCTTTTTCTTCATTTCCTCTTGCAATAACATCATCACAAAACTTATGACTTAAAGCACCTGAAAAATACCAATAACAATATTCACTATTAATTGTCATTAAAACTATACCATCCTGTAATTATATATTTTATTTCACTATCAGAAATACATCCTTTGTGAGTATGTGTCCAGTCAGCTGGCCATATTAATGTATCTCCTTGAATTGGTTTTGTTTCTATTTTTTGATATTTCCATTGTGTTTCTCCCCCATTATCTACAGTATTTAAATAGGTCATAAAAGCTAACAATCTTCTTGAAGATATAGCATTTTTTTGTCCGTCATTTTCATAATGCCATTTATAAAAAGCTTCGCCTGGTTGGTATTTTTGAATTTTAATTTTTTCTATTATACTCCAAGAGGCAATAAAACTAAGTTCATCAAAATTATTCTTGTATTCATTTATACAATTTTTTAATTCATTTAAATAAGAAATAATACTTGGTTCATTTAGTGTTAAATATATCTCTGTACATTTCTTAGTTTCTTTTTCAATTCTATTTTCTCCTACAGTTCCTTGTATATGTCTGTGTGTATTATCTTCATAAAAATCTATTAAATTTTTACAAATAGAATTACTTATTTTGTATTTCTTTACAAAAATCTCAGTCATTGTGTATATTAGTTTCTAAATAATTTTTTAAGGTAGGTAATGTTTTAATAGCTTCTTTATATAAAGTTTTTTTCACATTTAATAAAAATATGCTATTATCCCAATCTTTTTTCCATTTCTCTATATCTGCATTACAGTTTTCATAAAAAATAGAGGGTAGATCAGTAGGGCCCCAATGCATACCTGCTGCAATACAATGCAATCCACCTTTTGTTTCAAAACAATAATTCTTATCTCTATCTAAAGCAGCTAATTGAAATCCGTGTATTATTTCTGGTGTTAGTTCAATTAAACTATCACACCAATTTTTATTCTTTATAAATTTCCAATATTCTGTATCTTCTCTATGTGATAAAGCATAATGTAAAGCAACAAACTCAGCAAAAGTTTTAAACATTTTTTTACAACTAAAGGTAAAATTATCTCTATCCCATTGAGAAACTTCTTCTCTTTGTAAGTTACGTAATAGTTTTACTAAAAATTCATGTACAGAAAATAAACCATTGCTTTCTAATGGTTCAATAAATCCTGCTGACAATCCAATTGCAACTACATTTTTAACCCACAGTCTTTTGTGTATCCCAGTTCTAATATTTATCTTTTTAAATTCAGCTTCTTCTGTTTGTAAATGTTTTTTAAATTCTTTTAACGCAGTTTCATCATCTACAAATTTACTTGAGAATACATATCCTGTACCTACTCTTGACCATAAAGGAATATTCCATACCCAACCATTTTCAATAGCAGTACAGTTTGTATAAGGAACTAATTCTTTATCTTTATCTTTATAAGGTATTCTAGTAGCCCAGGCAGAATCATTAATTAATATATCTTTGTAAGATTCAAAAGGTTCTTTTAATGTTTCTCCTAATAATAAAGATTTAAATCCTGTACAATCAATAAACAAATCTGCAGTATGGGTACCATTTAAACTTTCTATTCCGTTTTCATTTTGTTTAATGGTGTGAATATCTTCTTCAATATGTTTTACTCCTTTAGGAATACAGTATTTATTTTTTAACCATTGACCAAATTGAATTGCATCAAAATGATAGGCTGCATCTTGTTTGGGATAATAACCTATATCTGGAATAGCAGTGTTATGAAATTTGTTTTCATGTACTAAAGCCATATTAGGAAAGTAACAGTCTGCATAGTCTGTATATGGAGTTTCTGGCTTAAACATTTTTTTAAACCACCAATCATTTAATCCTGCACGGCAATCTTGTAAATTAGGGTAGCCAAACGGGTAATGAAAACTTTCTCCTTTTTTATAAAAGTCAGTAAATTTAATACTAAGTTTATAACTTGCATCTGTTTCTTTCATAAAATCTTTTTCATCAATACCTAGTAATTCAGTCCAATTTTTGATACTACTAAGCGTGCTTTCTCCTACTCCTACAACAGGAGCATTGGGTGATTCAATTAAAGTTATTTCTTTGTTTGGAAAAAATTTAATCAATGTAGCTGCTGTCATCCAACCAGCTGAACCTCCTCCTACAACAATAATTTTTTTCATATTATATTTCCATAATAATATTTAACGAAAATCGTTGAGGGTCTTTTTTTGGAGGTATCCCTCTGTGCCATAAATTACTATTAAATAAAATAGCTTGACCAGCGACACTAGGATAAAATTGTAACTTATCATTTACTTTTATTTCTGTACCACCATCATTTGTATGAACATTATAAACAATACTTAATTTATTGTTTTCTTGTCTGTCTTGATGAAATTCCGTTATGGAAGTTTGGTTGTACCAGTTCCAATAAAATCGTTCTATGTTTTTAAAATTTTTAATTTTTATTTTTTCAAATAAACTATCTGCTATAATTTCAGCATAAATATTTAAATTATTTTGTCCAAAATTATTACATTCTCTTTCGTAACTAGCTAAAGTAAAACCTGTATCATATCTATTAATATCATAAACATGATTATCAAAAGGTTTTTTGTCGGTAGCTATTCCCCACAATCTTGAGGTAAAAAGCAAATTAATTATTTTTTGATTAAATCTAGTAGGAAGATTTGTATCTATAATTTCTACCATTGTAATTAATGATTACAATATTCTACTTAATTAGTCAAATTTGAGAGATATTAAATGATATTCCAAGTGCTATTAGTTGTATTCCATTCAACATTTCTTGGAGTGTCCTCAACAGTTCTACCAATCCATTTTAAATTAGGCTCATCCCACTTAGGAATTATTTCTAATGTTACACCATCAATATTTTGACTGTAAGTAGGAAAATCTACTGGAGCTTTCCAATCTACTGTTGCTATATCTTTTGTCCAAGAATCAAATGGTTTAATTGGCCAAAATACATCATTTACAGCATCGTAAGTGCATCCTGGACCTGCTCCATTTCCTCTAAAAGGAGTTCCTCCTAAAATGTGTTGATTGTTTTTTGTATTATATGAAGTTCTTTTCCAATATGTTTCTGGATAATTTCCTCCAAAAACATTTTCATTTAACCAGCCATCTTTTTTAATATTGTTAGCAACCCATTGTTCTGCCTCTACTGAATTTTCACCAAAAGGTGCAATATCAGCATCTTTAATTACAACCGTTCTAATAACTTCATTATTATCAGTTCTTATTTCAACAAAGTGTGCCATTAATTCGTCCAATTGCCTCCCTTAACCGCATCATACACTTCATCTAAGTTCCATATACCAGAAG